ATATTACATACGAAGTAAAAACATAGCCAATATGAAAGGAATATAAGAACATTTAGCGAACATTCTGATAATCATTTATTATCGGAAATATTACTATTGATAGTCTGTAATTATCACTAGTAATAAAAGCTAGATAAATGAAAGCTAATTGGTAAATAGGGGGGGTTTTAAAGTGGGTATACCCATTTTTAGAGGTACCGATTAAAATTATATTGATACAAGGCATAAACACATGGATGATAAATTCTTAAAAACAACGATCTTTATAATCAAGAATAAAGTAACAAAAAAACCAATAGTTATTACTCACTTTGAAGGGTTCAAAGATAAAGCTGATGCTGAAGACTTTTCATTGTTTATTAAAGAACAGTTTGTCCTGGAAGAAGATTTTTTAAATCAAAACAAAACATTGCATTGAAAATTCAAATCATTATGAACTATTTTAAAATTTCAATGAAGATTTGCATTAGGGGGGGGTTGTTTGGTAGAAAGTAAATTAATACATGGAGATTGCTTAATTGAACTTCCTAAAATTTTTGATAAAAAAATCGACTTAATCCTGACAGATCCACCTTATGGAACTACAGCTTGTAAATGGGATAGTGTAATTCCCTTTGAACTAATGTGGAATCAACTAAAAAGAGTAATTAAAGATAATGGTGCAATTGCCTTATTTGGTAGTGAGCCATTTAGTAGTAGTCTTAGAATGTCTAATATTAAAGATTATAAATATGATTGGATATGGCAAAAAGATAATGGAACAGGATTTGCTAATGCAAAAAAACAACCATTAAGAAAATATGAAAATATATCTATCTTTTACAACAAAAGATCAATCTATAATCCACAAATGAGAATTGGCAAACCTTATAAAATTAAAAGTGGTAAAAGAAAAAAAAGTACAGAAACTTTATCAGGAAAAAAATTACAAAAAAACAATAAATCAAATATAGCTTCTTATTATAGATCAGAAAATCATAACAATGGTACAAGATACCCAATAAATATAATAGATTTTAAAAGAGAAAGAGGATTACACCCAACTCAAAAACCAGTAGCTTTACTTGAATATCTAATAAAAACCTATACTAATGAGAATGATACTGTATTAGATTTTACTATGGGTTCAGGTTCAACTGGAGTTGCTTGTAAAAACCTTAATAGAAACTTTATAGGTATTGAAAAAGATGAAAATTATTACAATATTGCTAAACAAAGAATTGAGGGGGTTTTGATATAATATGAAACAAATTGTAATTCCATACGCACCAAGAGAAATCCAAAATTTTTTGCATGAAAAATGCGATACGAACCGCTTCAATGTAGTAATAGTTCACAGGAGAGGGGGTAAGACTGTATTTGCTATCAACCACTTGATTAGAGCGGCTCTAACGTCCAGTAAACCCTATCCTAGATATGCTTTCATCTCTCCGTACCGTTTGCAGGGAAAGAGTACAGCATGGGATTATATGAAACAATTTTCTGCCACAATTCCAGGTGTTAAGTTTAATGAGTCTGAACTTAGAGTTGACTTTCCTATAAACAATTCCAGAATACAGATTTTAGGCGGTGAGAATAGTGCTGCTATTAGAGGTCAATACTTTGACGGTATAGTTTGTGACGAAACTCAGAATCTTTCGCCAGACCTCTTTGATACTATTTTAAGACCATGCCTCTCCGACAGGAAAGGTTTCGCAATATTTATCGGTACTCCAATGGGAAGAAATTGGTTCTACGAATTACATGAAAAGGCTAAGAAAAATAAAGATTGGTTCACAGCTGTTTTCAAAGCTTCGGAAACTAAGATTATAGCTCAAGAGGAATTAGATGCAGCAAAACAAACCATGTCGCCAGAAAGTTACGATCAAGAATTTGAATGCTCATTTCAAGCTGGAATAAGTGGTTCTTACTTTGGATCTACAATTGAAGAATTAGAGAAGTCAGGCAAGGTTACAAACTTTGATATAGAAGAAGATTTAGAAGTTGAAACATGGTGGGATTTAGGCATGAATGATTCTACTGTAATTACCTTTGCTCAACGAAGAACTAGTGGCGAAATTAGAATTATTGATTGCTATGAAAACTCAGGTGAAGGCTTAGAGCATTATATTAATATTATAGATAGCAAACCTTACAAGTATTCAAAACATATAGCTCCCCATGATATTAGGGTAAGAGAGATCGGCACTAATAAATCTAGGTGGGAAACAGCAAAAGAACTAGGACTAGAATTTGACATAGCACCCAAACTTAGTGTAGAAGACGGTATTGAACAAGTAAGAAGAATGTTGCCGAAATGCTACTTTCATAAAACAATTGCAATAAGCTTGTAGAAGCGTTAAAGTCTTATTGTAGCGTTGGGATGAAAAAATATTGCTTCAGAATAACCTCTGCACATTGGGCATCTCACTTTTGTGATCGATAGATATGGAGCTGTACCCAAACATACCAACCAAAAGCCAACATACCACCACCATGAGTTTTTTTTCCACTATTAGGATTGGTAAAAGTTATTCTTCTTGAAAATATATAAACATTCTTAATAGGTGTTTCCTCAAACATTTTTTGCCTAGCCACACCTTCTAAAAAAGTAATTCTACATAAAAAAGCAACCTTTTTATTAACAGATTCTAAAGCCTTATAAACAAATGGTAAGGATAATTTAAATGGTGGATTAGTAATTATATTGTCATATTTTTTATTAGTTTCTAAAAAATCTAATCCTGTTTCTCCATAATCTCTATCTATTAAATCTGAAGAATAAACATCATAACCTTTATCAATTAAAACTTTAGATATTGCACCATCACCACAAGCACACTCCCAAATATTCCCTTCAAACTTTTCCTTTTCTAAAAATGGTAATATTCCTGAAGGCGGCGTAGGGTAAAAATCGTTTTCCTCTCTAGTCTTAGTTAAATCATGTCCTGCCAATCTAAATTTAGTCTTTGATTGAGCCTGACTCTTTGCTAACGCTTCATTTACTGTCATTCTTATCTCCTTTTATTAGTTGTTTTAATATCGTAGTTGTGGGGTTAAAATCGTAATCGCTTAGAAAGCAACCTGATAGAAATATAAATATTATTAAGTATTTCATTTTCTCCTTGCAAATATTGTTCTCCAACACCATGAACGAACCATAGATATAGCTGTGAATATTACTGCTATATGAAAGCTTTCCAGGATTGTTGGGTGTAGATCAAAAAATGGAAATATAAATAATTGTATCATTGTTGATAATATTAAACCACTACCAACATCTATAAATGTTTCAAATAAGTTTCTCATTTTTTTTTAATAAACCTTTCTTCTTCTTCTATTTGCTTTTCCACTTCCTTTATGCTTTTACCATTAACATGAACATACCAACATTCAACGCAGTAATTTTTTGATCCCTCTACTACATCTGAAGGATTCTTGCATTTTATACAGACCTTATAATCTCCATATATATTGGTTTTATTCATTTTCAGACTCCATTATTGCTAAACCTAATTCTCTAGCAATTTGAGGAACTATACTATTTCCTAAAGATTTTATTCTGTTGGCTCTATCTTTGTCTAATTCATAGGATACCCCATTAGGAACTCCACAAAGTTCGGATTGAGTTTGCCACCAGGTTTTACTTGATTCCTTTTTAGGAGATTCCCTATTATTGATGTTCTGTTTTTCTGACTCTTTGGAAAGGTTAAATTCTTGTGATCGTTTGTTGTTGGTGTGTTGTAAAAATTTTCCTTCTCCAGAAATATCATTGTGTCCGATAGCTTTGCTCCAAAGGTGTTGTTTGGGTTGTTCTTCTTCCTTAGAATAAAACTCCCAGACTTTGTTCTTTCCACTCTTGAACTCTGTTCCCCTCCTTCTTCGCAAACTACTGATGGAGTTGGATACATTCTCACCGCTAGTGGTAGAGGTGTTCCCCCTTGTTTGTATTTCTTCGTTCTCTCCGATGCCGAATCTTGTGTTGGCGTTGGATACATTATATCCGATAATCCAGATTCTTTTTCTTTGATGCTAAGCACCGATGCCTGAAGCTGGAATAATAATAC